GTGATTTGTATTCAAATTGCATGTTGTTTTTCCTTTTGTAGTTTGCGTTTTTGCTTTATATACTTGTAAAGCGGGAAGAGCACTAACAGTTTTACAAATTGCCAAGTGATAAATAACATAGTGACCTCTTTATATTGGTATAGATTTGAAGACTATGACCCGGCATGTCAAATTAGCGCCCACCACAATGTCGTTGTTTTGCACTGCAAACATGTGGAATCCTGCTTGTGCGTCACCATTGATTGTATAGTCGTCCCCAAACACAAGAACCAAAACTCCTTTAGCTATAGGCATAGTTCCGCCAGCATCAAGGTTACCATCACTAACCGTGGTTACCCTATACCCTAAAAATGGTTGTATACATTGAACTTCCATGTTGTCTTCTAGGGTAGTCAGCCTAAATAGCTGTTTACCTACAGCGTTTTGAGCTGGAAAAATTGGTGAGTTTGGTGCCGCTGTAATAACGTCAGGGTAATCAGTACCGGGGTACTCCATACGGCATGAGCCTTTGGTTAGTATGGACTTCATAAACGGTTCATCACCCCCTAACGGCCCACGAAATCCTGTCACCTGAACATCCCCTTTGTATTCCCATACGCTAGCAAGCACTTGAAGATTTAACGCATCAAATCGTGCGGGGCGAGAAGTAAAGTATCCCATGATGTATTACAGCGTAGTAACGGATGGGGTAATAGTGTCCAACACAACTGTTTGGTTAGAGCGATTATCAACAAGCGTGGCGTTTACGTCATATAGCGTTGTTGGGTCTACGATAGCTTTTCCGGGGCCGTTTGGGTTTGCTACGTCCGCAACGGTTTCAGATTGTACAAGTGCTGCAATGTTGGCAAAGTTAGGCGCGTTGCTGGCTGCTATCTTTCGTTCCATAAGCCACAAAGGTGCGCGGCGAATGATTTCTTGGTTTAACGTCTCACCTGTAATGTAGTAGCCGCCCACAATAGGTACATCAATCGTGTAAGTGGCAACCGCATCCCCGTCTTTTAAGTACGTTACCTCAATCTGCCCAAGTGCTGCATCAGCAGCTATGATTTTGTAGTCCATTACGCCTGACCTCCATAAGTTGTTCCCGAAATACCTGTACCTGCGTTGACATACGACAGCCCAGATAAGCACGCTGCACCTGATCCACCAGCCGCTGCTCCGCCAGTGCCAGCGACCCCAGTGCCGCCAGTAGCCCCAAATGTACCCCCGCTACCACCAGCCCCAGCAGCTACGGAGGAGCCACCGCTACCGCCACCACCAGCCCCAGCCGTTGTTTTTGTCCCTGCAGCACCAGCACTTCCCGTGCCCTGCGCTAAAACTCCACCTCGACCGCCAGCGCCGCCATTGAAACCTTGACCACCACCGCCACCACCGCCACCATAGTAGTATGTAGCGTAGCCCGTAGCATAGTAAGTTCCGCCTTTACCGTCGGAAACTGGGTATGTGTACGAAAAGTAGTAGTACCCGTAGCCACCACCACCGCCACCACCGCCACCACCTCCGACGGTACCATTGTTCGTAAACGTAACGGGCCGCTGCGCGTAAACTGCACCTCCTGCGCCCGCTCCTACTGTAGCGGAGTACTCGCCACCGATACCGCCACCACCACCACAGCCAACTACGTAGCCATTGTTTATGACCGTTACCGTGTCAAACACATTCCAAGAGGTGTCAATCGTAAGGGCATAAGACCCTGTAGATGACGAACCTACATAAACCGCACTGTTGATTACCAAAGTTACGTCTGTAATTCCCGCCACATACCCGGATACCTTGGAAGTATCGAGCGTGTAGTTTAGGGTGTCAGCGCTTATCGTAATCGTAGACAGAAGACGCGCATTTCCCGCAAGGAAGAAATTGACGGCGGCAAACATTATGGGGTGTATCCTTGCACGTAGGAACCGTACCAATTCGTACCGTCAGCAACGAATGTCAGTATGTCCATCTTACCAGCAGCGGCTGTGATTGTTGGAGCCCCCGCAAGTGCCCACTTAACGTCTGTAAATATAGCTGTACCGCCGCCTGTAGACGCCGCCTGTTTAAGCAGCAACACAAAAGACTTGCCAGCCACGTTTGTCGGCATAGTGAAGGTACATGCGGTGGATGCCGTTAATGTAGCAGTCAACACGGTTCCGCTTGACAACGAAATGGTGTACGCGCTAGTTACTGTGCCAACTACTACCGAAGTTTCGGTGTAATCAGTTACCGTTGGGTTGGTCAGGGTCTTGTTGGTTAGGGTCTCTGTGCCCGTGTAAGTAGCAATCGAAGCCCCAGCCAAAGTTGTAGCGCCTGTACCGCCCGAGGCAATTGCGAGCGTAGTTGAAAGCCCTGCCGCAGTGCCGGAAGTGTTTTGGTTAAAGGTAGGCCATGTAAATGTGCCTGTGCTGAAATCACCAGAGGTAGGTGTGCCTAGCGCTGGAGTTACTAATGTAGGGCTTGTTATGGTGTTTGACCAAGTAGGGGCACTCGTTCCAGCGGAAGTTAGTACTTGCCCTGCAGTGCCAGCAGCGGTAACACCCAATGCGCTTGTAGAAGCTCCGTACACAGCACCGCCAGCTACAAACGCCGAGGACTGCCCTGTACCGCCTGAAGTAGCGGCAAGCGTAGCGGATAGCCCTGCCGCAGTGCCAGAAGTGTTTTGGTTAAACGTAGGCCATGTGAATGTGCCTGTGCTGAAATCACCAGAAGCGGGTGTACCCAGCGCTGGAGTTACTAGGGTAGGGCTGGTATCCAATACCACCGCGCCTGTACCTGTAGATGAAGTTGCACCTGTACCGCCGTTGGCAACTGGGAGTGTCCCGCTTACATGGGTAGCTAGACCGATCTTGCCCCAGCTAGGGGCGGAAGCAACACCGCCAGAAATTAACGCATTACCAACAGCTACGTCGGCAAGTTTAGCCAGCGAGGTTGTGGTGTCGGCAAACAGAAGATCGCCTACCGCGTAGGAAGCGAAACCAGTTCCCCCGTATGGAGCGCCTATTGTGCTTGCGTTCCAAGTTCCCACAGTCAGCGTATCAACCCCAGTAATGCCTGTGTAGCTGCCAGACAGCCGACCTACAGGAAGGGTTCCAGAAGTGATGTTCGATGCGTTGGTTGTATCTGTTGTAGCTGAAGCCGCCAAACCAGAAACTGCAGCAGATGTAATGGCAATAGCCGTGTTGGATGCCGATGTAATCTGCCCTTGGGCGTTTACAGCAATCGTGGGTACTGAGTTTGCAATACCGTAAGAACCTGCGGTTACAGCAGTGTTCGAGATATTGATTGTGGTGGCTGGGCTAAAGTTTATTCCAGTACCAGCGGTGTATACCTGCGAGGAAGAAATCTGGACAAAAGTAATTGGGGTGGTGCCAAAAACAATTACACCTGCAGTGTTACATACGTAGGTCTCACCAGCAGCGGTATCTCCATTGGTGATAAAGAACGCATCCCCTGCCCCAAGTGAATTAGGGCTCGAAGGAGCGTATGTATCCGCGTCTGTAGCACGAGTTAGCACCCAGTTTGTCGATCCACTACCTACGGTAGTTACCGTGTACACACCGTTCTGTACCCCGTTTGTCTGTGCATATATCAGTACCCGCTTGCCAGTAGTCATCAAGATACCGTCTAGGGTAAGGGCAACTTGGGTACCGGCGTTAGTAAGCGTAGCCCCGACACCCACACCAGCACCGCCGGGTTGGTTGTAAGTAGCATTTAGGTTACCTGCAGAGTCAGGAGACTCAACAAATACAGGCGCGTGGTAGTGAACACCGTCCGCAGCTACTGTGTCAACGTAAGTCTTGTTTACCAGATCGTTACCTGTGGCAGGCGCAGTGGTAATGGTGCCCGCCGTCAATGTAGCTGTAGCTGCGGTGAGCGCGTTAAATGTGTTCTGTACCGGATACGAACCTGCGGAATCCAAGTAGATAGCCCGCTCAGATGGGTATGTACAGATTACGTCTTTTGCACCAGCAGAGAAATTAACTAGCGAGTCGCCATTACTGGATGACAGTACAGTATCTCGGGATAGGGTGTTACCCGATAAAGTAAAGGTACCAATACCGACTTCCCACTCTGTGCTGGTAGCAGAGGAGATTGCGTAGTACGTGGTATTACCTGTACCGATAACGCTAAAACTTTGGAACCCCGTAGCAGCAGTGCCGAGCGAAATAGTGCCCGTTCCTGTGGTGGAAGTACTTACTTTTACCCTGTCTTTTACTACGAGCGCCATATAAATCCCCTATGTTCTAGCCTTAATTACCTGCCATGTAGCAGTTTGCGTATCATCTATGATTTCCCAAGGAGCCAAGCCGTGCATGTTGTCGAGGGCTGCGGCAGCTTCTTGTATGTTGGATGCGAGCGTTGCAATAGCGGAGGGTGTGTCTACCCCGCTTATGCCCTCAACTGCAGCCGCGCTAAAGTCCGAGGCGGACACAGTAGGTGTATCAAGTCCAGATGCAGCTTCGTTGTAGAAAGGCGCAAAATCTGCTTGGGCGCTCACCTGCTCTATTACTGCCCCTGCCTCGGCCTCTATCGCGTTAAACACAGACGCTGCTACTGCAATTGAGTCGGCTACTGACGTAGCGTCTGCGTAAGCCCCCAGCCAAGTAACCAGCGCGGTAAAGGTATCTGCTACAGCCGCATTCTCTTCTACGCTGCTGACGTAGTTAGTTATCTCGCCAGCACCAGACGCAAATGGAGCACTAGCAAATGGGCTGGAGCCAAACACTCAGACTCACTTTATTAAGAAGCGGTCAGGCTGAACGTGTACACCACATTCAGTGTATCTCCAGCTACAACTACACGATCTCCGGGAGACTGGAAGTCTGCCTCAGAGAATAAAGTTCCTGATGTGCCGCTAGCTACGGTGCATAAGAACGCGCCAGCTACAGTACCACCAGCGCCAGAAATAGTAAACGCTGCGGGAGACGCAGTGCTTGCAATTACGGATGGGTTTGCCGTAGTAGCAGTTCCAAACACGACTTGTTTTCGTGAGGCTGTGTAGTTTGTAAACTCAGTCCATCCGGCGTGGGACACCAGTGTGTCCAGTGCAGAATAAGTTGTACCAGAGCCGGGGCCAGTAATCAAGCCCATGTACAACGCGGCGGTGTAGCTAGAGCCTTTGAAGTACTGGGTGTTCATATCTTGCAAACCTGTATTTACAACTAGGTTGTGCTTGGAGTCTTCCCATTTCAAGTTTCCGTCTTTGTCGAAGCACTGAATGGTAAATACACCGCCACCACTGGCTTGTTGTACAGACTGTGCTCCTGCGACCATACCGGCGCTTACGGAATCTGTAGATTTTGCTACTTCATTGGACATGCGAAACTCCTAGTTTGAACTGCGGATCAGCGCAGAAGTGGGTGTATTGACGGGCATTGTAATCGTGAAGGACCCATTTGTGGTCTTATCCGACCCAAAATCTAACACCGCAACGGCTTTATTCCCCTTGCTGGCATTGTAAATTAGGGCACATCGGGATGTCAACGAAGCAGTCCACGACACATTGGCAAAGTTGACGTAAGCGGTATACCCAGAAGTACCAAGTGTTACCCCAGTCAGGGTGGCTCCGCCTGCTGCATATCCGGACGCTACAACCTCATTGAGGGTGGTATATATCGTGGTAGTCTCGTCAAGGTTAGCGCTTGCCGTGTAAAGGGCAATATTAATCGTATCGGTCAACAGGTTATGAACCCCTTGGTACAACTCTGCTTTGAACGAAGTGGTCTGTGTTTGGACAATCATCGTACAGGTACTCGGTAAGTTCCACTGCGGTAGCTATCCTGCTTCTCAAGACCATCACCCAGACGTTTAGCAAGTGCGAGCGCTTCTTGGTAACGTGCAGTATATAAGGCGACCATATCGGCCTCACCCTTCATGTAGGTGTACGCCTCCACCAGCGCGCCGTAGAGCAATACGGTGTCAAAGTTGTCCCCTAACCAAGTGGTTAGCGCAGTAGTAATGGACTCTGGGTAGTAGTAATAGTGAAGCTCTGCGTAGTACGCGGCATCAGGTGTGGGAGCCAAAATAAACGACAACTCGTTGGTGAGCGTCGGAGGAATTCCTGCGGTTGTGGTGGGCCCGAACAATGCGTAGTATTTAGGTAACCCTATATCTGTAGGGTTTGGATATGCCTCCCGGAGGAAGTTGACATCCTTGTTCAGCATGTAGTGATACGTCTCGTTGGGAGTAGCGTACCCTTCGATTATTGCAATAGAGTATGAGGACAGGAAATCAGTGGGGCACGATAAGTACCTATTACCGGATGTTAGAAGACCTGTTACGTTTTTGCGCAACGATGGGAACTGAACGGTGTTGTATATGCGCTGCTCCGCCTGCGTTATGAACGTATTTATATCCGTAGGTGGAAACGTGTTCTCCGTGTAATCGGCAATTGCAGTAACAAGAGCAGCGTAGTTCATACTTATGCCATCGGTCCCCGGGCCATTACACCTTTGGTAGCCGCGCCAGTACCACGGATTTTAATTCCAGAAGTTTTGACAGGCTCGTTACCAGCGGACTTACTGATGTTTCCAACGCTTATATCATAGGCGTCCAACTTGCTACGGTTTGGCTCTTTGCCGGGGTTTCCAGAAATAGCCACCGCTTTGCCGGACATATTGTGTGGAGCAGCGTAAACGCTAGCATCGCCCACTTCCTTGCCCATCAATTTTTTGCTAAATGTTGCCATGATTAGCCTCGCTTTTGGTTAGCTACTTTAGCCAGACCACGGCCTAGCTTCAGCATTTCTTCATTGGTCTTGCCGCCCTTGCTGCCTTTGCCACCATGTTGGATGCCAACGGAAGGACCACTCTCTCTCTCCTTCCCTTCTCTCAT